AAGAAAAAGAAAAAGAAAAAGAAAAAGAAAAAGAAAAAGAAAAAGAAAAAGAAAAAGAATAAAATTGAAAAAATAATAAAAAAATGTCAATGAATATAATTCAATATGAGTAATAGAAGAAGAATAGTTGAAAATGATGATTTATTTAGAAAAAATATGATAATGCATCTAAATACTATATTAAATGATAATAAAAAAGCAACGAATTTAGAAAAAGGGATATACAATTATACAATAAAATATAGCACACAACATAATATACTAAAACAATGGCAAAACAAAAACTTTGTTTTGATTTATTTACAAAAATTAAAAGGTATAATTTATAATTTAAAAAATGAGAATATATTAAAAGATATACAAAACAAAAAATATAAGGCACATGAGTTAGCGTTTATGACACATTATGAATTAAGGCCAGATATATGGACCGATTTGATAGAATTGAAAAAAATAAAAGATGAGAATAAATTTACAACAAGAATAGAAGCATCTACCGATAATTTCAAATGTAGTAAATGTAAATCAAAAAAATGTAGTCATTATCAATTACAGACAAGGAGCGCTGATGAGCCAATGACAACATTTGTAACATGTTTAGATTGTGGAAATAGATGGAAATGTTAATATAACAACAACTATAATATTTCTAAATCTTTTAATTTCCAATATTCAAATTTATTATTAGATAAAGGTCGTTTAATAATCAATGGGATTAATTTTAATTCAATTTCTCTATTAGCAATTTCAATGCTAGACATATGTTGATTAGCACTGAAATATGGGTTAGCGTTATTATTTAATTGAACAACTCTTAATCCTAATAATTTAGTTTTTTCATATTTAGTTAAAATAGGAATAGTTTTATGAAATTGATCAATAATAATATTATCAGAATTTCTATGAACAATAATTAATTTATCAACTTCATCTTTAGAAACGGGTAAGCATTCATTATGATGATTATTTAAAACATTTGTTTTATATTCGGTATTAAATTTTTCAATATCAACATCTTCAAATAAAAAGTTAACATTATTTTTGTAATTAATAAAACTTTTTTTATTATCAAGTGTGTTTTCATCATTATCTAAAGTATTATTACTGGTATTAACATTTGCATTATCGGTATTTTCATCGTATATTTCATCCTCCTCCTCCTCTTCGTCCTCCTCCTCATCCTCATGAACAACATTATCATCTTCTTCGACGTCGTTAATAGGTTGATCATCGTCATCGAATAATTGTTGTTCTTGATTAGTATTTGTAGTGTCAGATTTATTAAGAGTTAAATTATCATCTGGAAGTATTTTTTTGTCAGTATGTTTATTTTCAATAGCATTAGTATTAGCTTCGTCTTCGCTTAAATTACCATCAGATAAATTAGAAGCATTAGATTCATTATCGCTAAAAGAATTATGGCTCATAGTCTACTTATAAAATTATAATATTTTTATATCAATTTGAAAAAAAATAAATAAAAATTAAAATTAAAATTAAAATTAAAATTAAAATTTTAAATTTTATCAGTTTTCCAATTAGTTTGGCAATGAGAACATAAATAAATATAATTCATATTACTATCATCATATCTAATATATATAATTTCTCTTTTTTCATTATCAAAATCTTTAGTATTAGACAAACATTCATGATTAGGACACTTGATAGCGTTAGTTCTAGGTAACGTATTATCTAACACGGTATAATTATTAATCAAATTATTAGAATAAAATTTTGATTTATTAAAATTTTCCTTACTAATACAAAGATTAGTATTAATAAGCGATTTATTAGTATTTCCACAATTTTTACAATAATAAATAATGGAATTTTCATCATTTTCTTCTAATTTTATATAAAACATATTTTGACAATTGTTACAAAAATGCATAATATAATTAAATTATATTAATAAATAATAGATAAATTTATATCAATTTACAAATAAATAATAAATTTATTATTTATATAAAAATATCTATTTTTATAGTAAATGTATATATTTATTAAACTTTGGAATCAAATTTTTTAAATCAAGGAGATAAATTTTTAATTTATTAAAATCAAATATGATTTCAATAGAATATATAGGTATGAAAATTTTAGAAATTTTATGTATAATACAGAATTTTTCTAAATCATAAAAATTATTAGTAATATTATCATAATTGTTAATAAATGATTTTATAATAATATCTATAAAATGATAGTTGAAAGTATCAAGATCTTCTAAATTTTCATAATTTTCATAATTATTAACACTATAAATAGATAAATATTTATCTATTTTAAATAAACAATTACAAATATTATTTTCAATATTTTTGTATTTTATTAACAAATTATATTTGTCTATATAAATATCATTTTCTTTGATACTTGGTTCGTTTAATAAAGGATTATCATTAAATATAGTATACAATGATAAAAATAAAGTATTTAATGTTATACAAGAAGACCATTTATCACCGATCCATGTATTCAATACAGATAAACAAACTTTACCATTAATATATAAATTAGGATTATATCTTATATAACCATCATTGGAAAAATAGGTTAATTTTGGTGGTTGATATGGATATGAATCAGAATATTGAATTTTGAAATAATTGAAACCATAAGCATAAGGCGTATTGATAGCTCCTATAATTAATAAATATCCTAAGAAAATATTTTTCTCATCATGTTTATAACAAATATTCTCAATAGGATTTTTTTTTAAATATTTAATATCTTTTATAAGTCTATTAGTATAAGAATTGTTATTAATCATTATGTTAATAAAAATAAATTATTTTTATTTTATTTTTTTTAAAAATAATAAAAATTGAGATAAAAATATATTATTATATATAGTTAATAATTTATAATTATGAATAATAATGATTATAACTATAATGAGGTTATAAAAAAATATATAGCGGAAAAAGGTTCACCTCATACACATACAAAAATAGGAAATATTAAAAAAAAAATATATGGTAATATATATAATATAGAAAATAGTAATGATGAATCATGTGAATTTTATAAATCATACGTAAAAAATGTAATCATAAATAATAATGATGAATTTTTAACAGAAAAACAACTTATAGATGATGGGCCATTATTAGTAGATATAGATTTTAGGTATGAAAATAATGAACAAAATTTAGAAAGGCAATACAAAATTGAACATATAATGGATTTGATATATTTATATGCAGATAAATTATCAGTTTTATATAATATAAAAGATAAAGATTTGTTTAATGTATATGTATTAGAAAAAGAAAACCCATTAGTAAAAGATAATATAGTAAAGGATGGTGTGCATTTAATTTTTACAATAAAAATTAACAAGGCAACACAAGTAATAATGCGTTCTATGATAATAAATGATATAGGTAATATATGGAATGATTTAAATATATCAAATACATATGAGGACGTATTTGATATTGGAATAACAAAAGGTTATGTAAATTGGCAATTATATGGTTCAAAAAAACCAGATTCAAACAAATATACATTGACAAAATATTATACATTAACTTTTAATAAATCAAATGATTATTGGGATATTACAACAAATGATATAACAAATATAGATTGGTATGTTCATTTTAAATTAATATCGGCAAGATATAATAATCATATAGAATTTGAAATAAATAAAAATTCAGAATATTATGATGAAATTGAAATTCAAAAGAAAAATTTAAATCGTAAGTATACGACTAGTAATGATTCTAAAAATAATAATACAAACACAGACGCAGACAAAGATATCATAGCAGAATTATTAGAATATAATGTAAATATTAGTATAATTATAAAAGAAATTAATAAAAATTCATTAGAATTTTATATAAATAATTTGTTAAAAAACAGTAATGATTATGAACTAGTAGAGTTATATAAAATTTTGATGATATTACCGGAAGAATATTATAACCAGGGTTCTTATAATAATTGGATAAGAGTAGGATGGGCATTAAAAAATACAAAATTATCTTACAAAATTAATTTAAATAAACTATTTATTTTGTGGATAGATTTCAGTTCAAAATCAACAAATTTTGATTTTAATGAGATTGAAAAATTATATAATATGTGGAAATCATTTGATTTAAATAATCCAGATGGTTTAACACATAGATCAATAATGTATTGGGCAAAACTTTCAAATTACAAAAAATATCAAGAAATTAGAAAAGAGACAATATCTTATTACATTGAACAAACTATTTTAAAAATTACAGAATGTGGTCTAGCTGATGTATTATATCAATTATATAAAGATCAGTTTATTTGTGTTAGTATAAAAAATAATGGTTGGTACGAATGTAAAAATGGTAGATGGTTAGAAATAGATTCTGGTAATACATTAAGAATGTTAATTTCAAAAAAAATGCATGATGTTTATTTGGCAAAAGCACATGAATGTATAGAGCATGTTACAAAATTAGAAGGTAAAGGAGAAAATACCCAAATTTTGAAAGAAAGATCAACTGTAATTGGTGAAATATGTATGCATCTAAAAACAACTAGTTGGAAAAATAATATTATGAGAGAAGCAAAAGAATTGTTTTATGATAACGAATTTATAGAAAAATTAGATTTTAATCCATATTTATTGTCATTTAATAATTATATAATTGATTTTAAGAAAAAAGAATTTAGATTACCAAAACCAGATGATTATATTTCTAAATCTACAAATATAGACTATATTGATTATAATAAATTTGATGCTAATCAACAATCAATCGTTAAAGAAATAGAAGAATTTATGAAATGTCTTTTTCCCGATAAAAATTTGGAACAATATATGTGGGAACATTTAGCATCAACATTAATTGGCAATAATCAAAATCAATCTTTTAATATTTATACGGGTAGTGGTAGAAATGGTAAATCTAAATTAGTTGAATTAATGTCTAAAGTATTAGGTAATTATAAAGCTACAATACCAATTACATTAATTACACAAAGCCGTACTGGTATTGGCTCCGCATCTCCAGAAATAGCACAATTAGTAGGGGTAAGATACGCCGTCATGCAAGAACCACAAAAAGGTGATAAAATAAATGAAGGTATTATGAAAGAAATAACCGGTGGTGATCCAATTCAAGGAAGAGCATTATTTAAAGATACCATTACTTTTATACCCCAATTCAAATTAGTAGCTTGCACTAATTTCCTATTTGATATAAAAACAAATGATGATGGAACATGGCGACGAATTAGAGTATGTGATTTCATGTCAAAATTTTTAGATAATCCATACAATGAAGAAAAATTTCCTCAAGAAAATTTTCCATACCAATATAAAATAGATAGAAATATTGACGAAAAATTTAATATTTGGGCTCCAATTTTTGGATCAATGTTAGTTAATATTGCATTTAAAACAAATGGTTTGGTTAATGATTGTAAAATGGTATTAGCAGTAAGTGATAATTACAGAGAAAAACAAGATTATTTATCTGAATTTGCCAAGGAAAAAATTAGTAGAAAAATAAATAGTAAAATAAAGAAAACAGAGATCCTTGAAGAATTTAAAAATTGGTATATAATAAATTATGGAAGAAATAATATACCAAATGGTCGCGAAATTTCAGAATATATGGATAAAACATATGGTAAATGTTCTAAAGGTAAATGGATGAATGTTGAAATCATATATGATGACATGTTAGATGATGATGATGATTTAAATCATATTTAAATATACGATATATTATCTTGATTATTTTCATAATTATAAGAATCATATTTTATAATGTCTTCATAAGTTAAGCCAGTATTCAATAAATTAAATTTTTTCATTATATATAAATAAAATTTATATAAATACAATATAATATATTTTATTGTAAATGGTGCTATTATATACAATATTATCATAATATTTGCAATTGGGTTTTTATAATATTTATTTTTCATAAAATTTGAAAAAATAAAAAATAATATCAAAATTACATAATATATAATTATCAAATAGTAATTATATCTTTTGTTATTTTCTATATTTTTTTCAAATTCTTTGTTCATTTTTGAATCTATATTCATATGTTTTTCATAACTGTTTATTTTATTTTGTAACTTATCTTTTGTTTTAGATAATAAATGTAAATTGGGATTAGTATTTGTATAATTATGTAACCTGTGTAAAAATTTATTAGCTGTATTTATATTATATGAAATATCATCTCTTATACTTTTTAAATTATTTATATTTTCATAATACATTACAAATGCCTTTTCTATCATATTACCAGTTGCATCTTCATGACTAGACTGTTTTTTTTCAAAATAGGATCTATTATCTATATTATCGACTATATGATTAAATATACCACTAATATCATTAATATTACCAATATTATTACCTACATTATCGGTTGAGAACGTAGTGCTAGTTAGACTATATTGTGCAGATGAGAACACGTCACTGGGATTAGTTAAACCACCAACTACCGCTGATTGTAATCTTGCGCTGGGTGATGGTATACCCATATCAGCGATCATACTCGTAGCAAGACCCGCTATAGTATCTTTATACATTTGCGTAAGTTGGGGAGTATTACTTATTTGTTCTATGCTATTAAGAAACATGTCAGGCATTGTATCTTTTTTACTTATATTATATAAAACATTTTTTTTATACTAAATTAAATATATACAATTAAATAGCCTAAGTTACTTTATCACATTTACCTTTAACGGAGTTATAGACTGTACCATCATCACAACAATCTGATTTAAAACATCCAAAAACACTCGAAAATTTATTATTATTATTATTATTTAAATTTTGTTCTGTACCGCGATTATTATTTGTTTTTTTAATAGTGTTTAAATTATCAATAGTTTTATTTATTTTATTATAATTAAATTTATCAGCGCCCATTTGTTTGTAAATTATAGTTCCTGAAAATATAACAAATATTATTATCAAACCAAAAATTATAAAGAATAATAAATTTATTGAAATTATTTCTTTTTTATGTAACATTAAAAATGGAACACTAATTAAAAATAACAAAATAGCAAATTTCAATATTTTTAAATTATCAATATTTTTTTTATTAGTATATTCTTTATCCTTTATTTTTCTTAATTTTAAATTATTCTCATCATTTATGTTGTCATATACTTGTTTTATAGTTGATTGATTTTCATTATCTTCATTTATAATATAATTTAACATTACATCAGATGCTAAATTTTTTTTTTGCGCTAATAATTCTTCTAATTCTGTTATATTTTCATTTGATTCACTTTTGTCATGATAAGCATTACACATTTTTACTCTATCACCTTCATTAAGATCATCCCATCCAGGACTGATAGCTGGTTGAAAAATATTTATACCACCTTTATAGTGCTCAACTCCACATAATTGACCCATATTATTAAACCCATCTATATTGCGAAATCCGTCTATATTACTGAATTGTTCTATTAATGCATCGGGAAGAATATTTTTAATATTTCCAAGTAAACTGGTATCATAAGCATCGGTGGATTTATAATTTTTTAAACCTTTGTCTAAATTATCTGCATACGTATTATAATTGCTATCCATAACAAAGTCTGTATTTATAGCATTGTCTAATATTCCAATGTCAGTTATATCTTTTTCATAATCACCCTTAGTATAACCTTTATAAGAAAATTCACCAATGTTTTTCAATGGACTTTTTATTGCTTCGGTTATAACAGACCTAACATTGTCTTTGTCTATATTATTAACATCAAATGGCGCATTGGATAAATGCGCAGATGTCCTAATTGTTGAATTTAAAACTTTTGAATGTAGTGCTAATTTACCAATAATGCGTGCTACTTGCTGTGATGTCATTCCTAATGCTACAATTTTTTTATAATCTTCTTGTATTGCCTTTAATGTAATTTTAGAAGTGTCACTAGCTAATACTGCATTTTCAAGTTCTAATTCCGCTTGTATTCTAGCTGTTTTGGCCGCTACTTCGTCGGCAAGAATATTAGTTAAACTAGTTTTAGCATCGCTTTCATGAGTAACTGTATCATCTCTAAACCCTTTGGCCTCTGTTTGATATCGACCAATACTAGTGGATCCCCATTTATTATTAACTTGGTTAGTTATTTTGGTTGAAACATCCTGGTGTGGAAAATAAGAAGCATCATGATTATGTCCACGTTTTTCATAAGCATTTTCATAAGCACTTGGTGGATTTTTTATATCGGCATATTTAGTTTTATTATATCTTGCTGCTGCAGTTATATCAGCAGTATTTTGTGATGAAATAGAAGCAGCTGCAGATGCAGCAGTATTAGCATTATTAACAGATGTTTTATTTGCATAAAGTGAATCGTGTGTATGGGATGGGTTTTTGGGAGTAGTGTCCAACATTATAAAATATATTAATATTAATATATATATTAATATAATCTAAAATTTAAAATTTTTAAAATTTTAAAAATTTTATTATAGCAATTATTATTATTAAAAATAATACAATAAAAAAAATAATTAAATAATTAAATAATTCATTACTTTTTTTTCTTAAATCATTATCAATATTTTGTTGTTTTATTTTATCATATTTGTATTTTATATTATTTATATCTTTTAATTCATTTCTGTTTACATCATTATCTATACATTTGGTATAATAGGCGAATGCTTTATCCTTCAGATTCGTATTACATAATGATTTCAACATAGGTTTACATAAGTTATTTTTTATTTTATTATCAGATTCAAACTTGTAGTTTGTACTACTACCACCATTAGGTAATAATGTAAAGCCGCATATATTAGTCTCAGTAATCTCTTGAGTCATAACAATTATATATATATATATAATTTTAATTAATAATATTTATTATATTAAAAAAATAAATAACTAAAGTTACTAATATAATATAAATAATTAATGCAATATTAGAAATAAATGACATATAATACAATCCTAGTACTATTATGCTAGTTAATATGACACAAAATAATAATATATATTGTAAATTTATAGAATAGTTTCTAGTATTTGCTATATTATATTTGTTTTTTGTATTATTTAATTCTTCTTTTCTAGAATAAGCAACTTCGACTGCGCCTCTATGATTAATTTTTTCTTCATTATCATCTCTTAACTTATATATACTAGAATCAGTATTCAATTTACTAATATAATTTTTATCTATTTTTTCACGTTCAATTATTTTATCTATTTGATCATAATTATCTAAATATATATTAGCACTAGAATCTTCTCTTATATCATCGCCGGCGCCTGTTAAAGGTGTTAAAGGTAGTATTTTATATCCAAAAGCTACGCTAGCAGGTTTGTACATACATGCAACTGCATTGTTATCGCCGTTGTTTTTCTTATTAGTACAATGTGTATCAACTATTGTATTTATCGGAAATTGTTTAGGTTTGCCTTGAGAAGAATAGAAACTTTTAGGGTTATTCTTTAAAGCAAAATCAACTGCATGAGTTAATGAAGTAATTTTTTGCCCACTATTACCATGAGGAGCACTAATAGTAATATTATTAGGTCCCATGTCAGTGTCAGTTATTGGATCTGATAAAAATTCAACAGCACCAATATCATTATGTGTACCATCCCATCTATATACAAATGCTTCTTTTTCATTTTTTTTGAAATATAAATAGAATATATTACTGAAAAATACTAAAATTAATAATAATATAATTTTTTTGATTAAATATGTTGTTTTTTTATTAGTTACCATTTTATATATTAATTTATATATTTTATAAACATAATAATAAAATATATTCTATTTTTTAATAAAAAATAGAATTAGAATAAAAATAATAATACATATAATAATATTTTCTGTAAGTATAAAATTGTTCAAGAATTTTAAATCATCATTTTTTTGTTTTTCTGAACTATTTTTGTTAAATAAATATTTTAATTTACTTTTTTCATTGTATATATAATTTTCTATGTTATTTAATTTAGAATGTAAATAAATATTATCAATATATGTTTTCATATTATTTATATCTTGTTTTATTAAATTATTTTCGTTTACTAAAATTTTTTGTCTTTCTTTAAAAAACTGTTCAATTGCAAGTAATCTATGTTCACCAGTATAAATTTTTCTAAATAGGTTCATATAGTAATTATAGTCAACATCACTGCGCATGCTTCCATAAAAACTTTTAAAATCTTTATAGTTATAACTCCCAGTAGATTCATCTGCTTTATCATCAGTAGATAAAAATTTGTCAATTATATCTGGATACAAGGATGATTTAATTTTCCTACAAGTTTCTTTTATAGTATCGGCATCATTGGGTGTGTATAATAATAACTGTAAAAATTTATTGACAGCTTTTTTTAATTCAGGCTGATCACTATATAGAGTATCATCATAATTAAAAAGTTTGTCGCCACCACTAGTATTTACTAATGCCCTATGTATATTGGCGTATGTAAAACTATAGTTTGTTCTCTCATCACTGTTGTATGCGAAATATTCGTCTTCGCCGTTGACATAATTAGCAAAATTAGCGAAAGTTTTGTTATTACCAAGTTTATCTCTAGATTCTTCTATCAAAAATAGAACAAATACGATATTTATAAAATATTGGTAATCTTTTTCATAATAATATTCAGATGGTGTTATAATAGGCCTAGTAGGATTAGAACTGTTATATATTTCAATTGGTAATCCAATATATGACGGATACATTAAAATGTTACTACTTTTAAAAAAGCGTATGTCGTTATCTGATGGATCCATACCCTGTTGCATTTTAATATCGTCAACGTCAAGACCAGTGGTAGTAGGATTATTATTAGTATCAGTTTTATATAAGATATTATCAATACTAATATAAATACCATTATTAGAAGAATAGTATAAAGTGTTGTTTATAAATAATGATATCATATCATAATACATATAATTTGCATCATAAGTATTATTGGTATATAAATTATTAAAAGTAGGTTGTCTCGTAAAAAAATTACTCTTTAATGTAGATTTTTTTAAATCAGAGTTAGCATCGGTATTAATAGATTGATAATATTCATTTAATATATTATAATCAACGTAATTATTTTTATCTCTTTTGGTTATTTTATTATAATTTATATCATAACTATTAGAAAATGATTTCATTAAATAGTATGTTAATGAATTATGTGTCTTATTACATGTATTTTTAGTAACAGCATTACCGTTAGCCTCATCAATTTCTTCTTTTAAATTAAATCTAGGTAAATTTTTATTATTATTGAGATCATAATTTAAATTAGTTATATTATTAATTTGAGTTTCTTTATCAATATCATTGTTATTAGATTTAATATTATTGTATTTTAAAACAAAACATTTAGATATATCATTACTGTTATCTTTATTATTTTTAAAAAAAAAACTAGGATGATTATTATAATAAGCATAATCAGCACAATCATTTTCGTTTAGTATTGGTTGATTACTGTTTGAAGCATCATAAAAATAATTATTTATGTTATTTGAACTATTAGCTAGTTTAAAACAATTTTTATAAGTATAATTGTCCATCAAAAATATAATTAGTTATTAATATTTATAAATATTAAATTTTACATATTCTATAATAAAAATTATGAATAGATGTTCTACTTTTTCTTTTTATTTCAATAATATCTCCTGGTCTAAACCCCATAACTAAAGAAACAGGACTAAAATAAGAAATATTAGGCAATTGTTGATCTGAAACATTATACATATTTTTAACATTAATAGCTTCATTTTGTGAAATGGCTCTATGTGGGGGAACCAATGAATGTTCTAAAATATTAAACTGTAATCTTTTAATGTTTAATAGAGAAACATATATATTATCATTAACCCAAATATCTTTAATAGATTGAATTAAAGTGTCGTTAGGTTCATCTTTGATAATAATAATCAAATCATCATATTTTGTTAAAATTTTTTCTAATGTAAATAAATCTTCAATAATATCATAAATATTATTGGTTTTAATATTTTTATATACATAAAATTTAATGTATATTTTTTTTTCATTTTCATTACTATTTAAAAGTAAATCTAATTGTTTATTTTCATATTGAATAGCTAATTCTTTTAAAGAATAATTTTCATAATCTTCAATATTAAAGTTTCGTTTTTTTAAAATATTTAAAATGTTAGTTCTTGAATTAAAAATAGATTCTATAATATTATAATTTTTGTTAGACATGATATATTAATTAATATTAAATAATATTTAATATTGATTAATATATTAATTTTATAAAAAATTATTTTATTTTTTATATTTTGATAGTTTTTGTTTCAATTGGTATTTCTAAACTTTCTTTCTCAAATTCATTATTTTGATGAATTAAAGAAGGATTATTTATAACATTTGATTGTGAAGGAATATTGGATTGTGTAATAGTTTGAACGGGTTGTAAAGTATTAACGGGTTGTTGCGTTTGAATAGGTTGTAAAATTTGAATAGGCTGCGAAGTTTGAATAGGTTGTAAAGTTTGAATAGATTGTAAAGTTTGAATAGGTTGTGAATTCTGAAATGGTAATAATTGTTGTGATTGTTGTGGATATACGGGAGATGTAGTATATAATTGAGTATTCAGATTAGGATTGGTATTATTTAACTCATAAATGTCAGAAGTATTTATAATTTTCCCAATAGATATAGGGGGTTTAGACCCTTCGTCACTGTCATCATCTGATCCATTTTCTTGTTTTGCATATTCTTCAGCTTTTTTAATAGATGCAATAGTTTCTGGTGATAATCCATCATAATCATCATCGCCATTTTCTCCATTGTCATTTTCTCCATTGTCATTTTCTCCATTG